TTCCCATTTGTCTTGTTTGCGGGCTGCTCCTTCTGCCTGTTTTGCTCATCTCTTTGAATATTATAGCGCAAATATATAACGATAGCAATGTACAATTTGCACTACGATATAACGCTATCTTTATATGATGCGTCGATTGAAATATAACGATAGCGTGATATAATAATGCGCAAGGAGGTAAAAGAAAAAGCCCTCTGCATCACCGCCGACCAAAGCCAGATGCAGAGAGCAACCAACCACCACAGGGAGGCCGGTATCGGTATTATACCGACCTCCCGCCGAGAAAACAAGGAGGAAAATATGAAAATTGAATTTGATGGTGCTGTTTCTATCGAAGTACCGACCGATGATGAACTTTCCGAGATTTATGACACGGTGAAAGGAACAATGCAGCAAGAAGAAGCGCTCGATCTGATGAGAGAGATTAAAGAGCGCACCGACCGCATGGCGGCAGCAGAGGGAACTCCAAATGCTCTTGACGAATTGAACATAGTTGATAAGATCACATGGTTTATCAGCGAAGCGTATTGCATCGGTTTTATCAGAGGAATGACAACCGCCTTTGATGCAATCGCCGAACAGGTAAAGGAGGGCAGCAAAAATGAGTGACTATCTTGACACCACCAGAGCTGAACGCCTGACGATTGCAAAGATCGTTGATCCAAGCATGCTCGACATTGATACCGCAAGCAAGATGCTTTATCGCTTGTGGGATGATAATTTTGGCATGAGTAAGCAAACGGTTATTAGCGCAGAAGAAGCCGAGGATATAGGAAATGATATCCGTGCAATTCATAATTTGCTTTATGGTGCAATCAGCGAATATAACTTTGCGATGGGACGCTATGAGGAATTATGTTTGCAGAACTTTACTGAACGCGCAACTCGTATTCTGAAAACCGCAGAAGCGGAACGGGCATTTGACGCCGCCATAGAAGCAGGATGCCATGAGGCAGTAAAGAAAGCCCGCGATCTTGATAACGATGCAGCTATTGCCATTCTGAACGCCGCAATCGCGAACAAGGAGGTGTCCGCATGAAGCTCCTATACTGCGCCCGCTGCACGACGCCGCTGATGAGTGCGGCCACGGTGTTTATTTGCCCGTGCTGCGGGGCTGCATACCGTCAGCGCGGCACGCGCTTTTCCTTCGTCGCCGATCTGTCCGGCGTATCCGTCAAAGAGATGATGCAAAGCATGGAGGTCACGCTATGAACGATAACGATAGATTCTATCCGGTCGTGCAAACGCCGATCGGAAAGGTGCTGCTCATCGGCGCAACTATGACCGTTGAGCGCGAACGCGAGCTTTTCGGAAAGAAGGTGCTCCCGAATGAGCACAGATGAGTGCATTCGAGCACATGATCTGATCAAAGCGCCGCTTTCCCATGTATGCGCGCCAAAGTGTACAGTAGCCCGTAGAGTCCGCCGAAGAGTAGCAAAGAATACAGTGTGTGAGTACAGCGAAAGCTGTTTCACCTGTCCTTTATCGGACTGCAAGCAGACTGTTGTCAAATGCTTAACGGTCAACCGTTTGCCGATAGATCCTCTCATGTAACGCAGAAAGCCCACAGGAACACTCCTGTGGGCTTTTGCTTTGCCGGTGCTTATTGTACTCGCAGTGTTACCGTGCGTCTTGCAAGCCAGCATGGGGGCTGCAACACCTTTTTGTTTTGAAGCCACCCTTTACTCCGCCGCCTGCAACTCCACGAGCTGTTGAATCACTCGTTCCAGGCGTTCAAGCACTTTGTCATAGCCGAAGATAAACATTTGCAGTCTCCTTTCCCGTTAGTACAGCAGCACGGGCTTACCGGCTGCGCGCGTCATGTTGTTAATGTTCTTCACGGTGCTGCGTGCGATTTCCTTACCGTCGAGCTGGATAACGACCGTCGTTGCACCGCCGCCCGATTCCGCCATAGCCTGCTTAAATGCATCGACCATCGTTGCAATCGGCGTTTCGATGTTCGTTCCGCTCTTCTGGTCGCCCAGCACGGCAAGAAACTTTCGGTTCGGCGGGATGACCGTACCGCTCGCAAGCGCTGGGATCTCGTTGTACACAGGCGCATTGCCGTCTAAGCTCTGCGCCGCCACCCGACGGCGGCGCGTTGGGGCCTTTGTTGATACGCGCGTACCGGTAAAACCGGACGTTGCTTTTCTGACTTTGGAATCGTCCACACTATCAACGAAGAATTTGAGTGCAAGGCCAATCGCCGCCGAGATGATGAACGCCGTACCGGCGCTGACGATGCCCAGCGCCGCAAGGCCAACACCGAGAACACCGGCCAGCAGTCCAAGAAGTACGCTGCGCCCGATGCTGACAAGCCGCTGCGTGCCCTTCTTCGGGTCTTTGCGGACGCTGTAAATGCTCAGTCCGAGAATCAGGCCTAATCCCATGCCGACGACTGTACCGACGCCCGGCGTCACGATAGAGCCGATGACTGCACCAAGCAGCGCGCACAGCACGACAATCAACTCAGAAAGGAGCTGTGACTTGCCGCCGTGTTCCTCGTCCCCCTCTGCAAAGCCGGTGAGATAGAGGCCGAGGATCGCGCCCAGGCTGAAACCGGCCACGCCGCCGGTGATGCCAAGAAACACGCTGCCAAGCAGCGCACCGAGCAAAGCCGTGATGACCACGATCCACGCATCCTCTGCATCCATCTCGGTTTTCCATGTTTCGGGGTCAAGGCCCACAAGGTACAGCCCCAGCAGCACACCGAGGGATAAACCGATGACGCCGCCCGTGATGCCGCCGAACGCCGCGCCGAGTGTTGCACCGAGCAGCGCCGTTAAAACGGTCAGCCATGTTGCCTTGCTCTTGGGGATAACTTTCTTGTCAAAGCTCCATTTGAGGTCATCCACGACGATTTCAAGCCCCGCGCGGATGGTCTTAAAGATATCGTTGATCTTCTGGAACACCTTGTCGAGCTTTTCCATCATGGGGCCTTCGTCAAAATCAAAGTCCGGCGCAATGGCGGATGCTCCGCCGCCACCGCCGCCAACGGGCGTTGTCATGCTGAGTTTGTTGATCTCATCGAACGCCGCGAGCGCGTCTGTCGCTTCCTTTGCCGCCTTGCCGGTCGCGTCAATGGCGGCGGCCTCTTTGTAGAGGTTTTTGCCCGATGCCTCCATGCTCTTCTTTGACTTACCGCTCAGAATCGAGATGATCGTCACGATCTCCGACACAATGGCCGCAAGCAGATTCATTAGCCACGTCAGCGCCGGAATGAGTACGTCCATCAAAGGCGCGGCCAGCGTCAGTAGCGCACCTTTGAGGCGGGCAAAAGCGTCGGATGCCTCTGCGCTGGTCGCAATAGCCGCCTTGATCTGCTTGCGTAGCGCCGTGAGCGCCGCCGTGATGACTGAGAATACAAGCATAGAGCGCGCTAAACTCTTGACCTGATCTCTGAAACGCGCGGCATACTGGCTCGCTTTGGCGAGCGCTGAATTTTCAGCCTCGCGCTCCTTGCGCTCTTGCTCCACGTTGGCAATCATCTCACCGGCAGCGACCTTTGCTTTGTCGAGCTTTACCGTCATGCTGTCGATGTTGGCGGTCGTCTCTTCGTAAGCAGCCGAAAGCGTTTTGACCTCCTTCGTCTGCGTGTGCAAAAGCGCTTCCTGCTGTTTGAGCTCCGCCTCCGCAGCGGCGCGGCGGTCGAGCACTTTGGCCTGATATTCGTTCTGTGTAAATCCCTGTTTTTGGATCCATTCGCGGTCGTTCAGCCGTTCGACTTCCTTTCGCAGCATCTTCACGCGTTCCTCCGTAGCTTTCGCTGCCTGAGATGCGGCGTCAAGCTGCTTTTCAAGGTTCATCTTATTGCCCGTTTCCTTTTCAAGCTTGCTGTTCAGTTCGGATATCTCGTCACGCAGCTTGCTCAGTTTCTTTTGTGCTTTGGTCGAATCCAAATCACAAGAGAAAATCACGCTGCCGTCAGCATTTGCCATTCACAGGCTCCTTTCCCGCTCCCAGCCACTTAGAAATAGTCGTCTCTTCTTCCTGACTGAGTTTGCGCTTCATATTCACGATATTGCTGTTCCTGCGGTACCACTCGCGTTCATCCTTTTCAAGCGTCTTGCCGCGCGCCTTTTTGTCGCGGATGCGCACGACCTGCGCAAAGGTGCAGTCCCCGAGATCGTTATACGCACCGAGGAACGTCCACCAATGGACGCCCCCGGTGTTGGTCTCCGCATCATAAGGGATTCCGCGGATATCTTGTCCGAATACTCGGTTGATGGGAGGGAGAATCAAAGGATAATCCTGCTCCCAATCGACCAACTTCGGCGATTTCTTCTTATCCTGCTCTTTGCCGCCGTTCTGGAACCATGTAAAACGGTCTACAGCTTCCTGCAAATGCTGCGGCGGGATATCCTCAGGCGAGACATAGAACATCTGCAAGATGCCCTCTGCGCGGTCAGTGCCGCTCAAATCAGGATCACTCAGCATGACAAAAATGTCGAGGATAACGCGAAAGTCCGTGCGGATCTCATAGCTTTCTCCGCCGATCTCGACGGAGGTAGGCAAGCCCCAATTCATCGGCGATACTTTGCCGTGTACTTCTGAATGCGCGGATTCGTGGCTTTCTGCTCACGAGCAAAGGCGCTGTCTGTCTCATCCATCAGCGCAAGCAAGAAATTTACCCATACGTTCAAGCCGTCTGCCAGCGCATAAAGGTTCATGCTGCCAAAGATGCTGTCACACACCGGCTCTTCAAAAAGACCGTCAATGATCTCGCGCATCTCCTTGTCGCGGCGGTCGGCAATGTTGAAAATCTCAACGCGGTCGCCGCACTTCTGCACCTCATCTGCGTATTTCTCCTGTTTCTTGTCCAGCGTATCAAATGCGTTGTAAAGACGCTGGATAAACGTGCCGTCAGTCGGGTTGAATCGAATGATCACATCGCCCTTAACGCCGTGCACGGTGTATTCCTGCACACCGTTCGCAAAACTAAGTTCCATATTTATCTCTCCTTCAATGTGTTTTCAGAAATTCTGTAGTGTGTTGATCTCCGCCGCTTATCGAAAATCAGAAGTTCTCCACGGCCTCGCCCGCGAGATCGTCCCATTTTTCGCTCATGCTGACAATTACACCGGGCGATTTGCGCCGGTAGCCGTCCCCGTCGCCGCAACTGTCAGAAATTGCCGAAATGCTATCCCATGCCCGCATGACTGCGCCCTCCCCGCTCTGGCAGTCAAGAGCGATAGCGTTAAGGGCTGCGGCCTCTCGGCGGCTGTCCGTAGTCTTTGCGGCTTCGGCTGCGTAGTGACCAACTAACTTTAACATGGTGCGGTTGTTGTCGAATCGCTCCATGAACGCGGAGTAATCAGCCGGGGAAAGAACGCCGGTTTTCAGCAGTTCAAGCGCGCCACTGTCGATGGCGTCGGGGTTTGCAATATTGGCGGCGCGCACTGCCTGTTCCAGCTCGGCGCGGATCGTGCGGCGCGTGGCCTTGAAGTTGTCCCAAACGCGGGCGCTCACCTCGTTAAAGATGGCTTCTGCGTCATGCAGCTTTAGCGCTGCACGGGTTGTTCTAACCTGCTTTTCCTCGGCGCTGTCTCCGGGTTTCCATGCGTTAGCGTCACGGCTGGCCTGCTGTGCCTCTTGGAGCGCGTGGAAAGCGGTGTTGTACTCGCTGCGGGCTTCTTTGAAAGCTGTATCGAGCTTTCGGGCATAAATGTTAAACTTGCTCATGGTGTAAATTATCCTTTCTGTTTTGTGCGCTTTTGCGCTGTTTTTCTTAAAGGTCAATAATGATAATGCTATCGCAGTCTGATAAATAATCTCGCGCCGCCTGTTCCGTCTGAAATACCTTTGCAGGGCTTTGCGGCGCTCTGCAAGCCTCCCACGCGCCATTTTCAAGCAGAGTCATAATTGCTACGCCCGTTTGCTTCTGCGCTGCAATCGCCTGTAAAGCGGCGATTCGGGATTTAATGCTGTTCATGCATTCGCCCCATTTCGTATTTAATAAGGCCGTCAAGATCGGAAAGGCGGTTGCCGGAAAGTACGCGGAGAAATTCGCCGTTGTCAGCGGGCATTTCTTCAAGGTTTCCCATTCGTTCTTCGCCGGTGGGGGTGCAGTACTCAAATACAAGCTGCCGCCCGCTGCGTCGCTCCATAAAGGCGCGGATATGGTCAAGGCGTGTTCCTATTTGCATAAATCGTCACTCTCCAATTCCGGCAATTCCAGCTTGCCGCGCTCAATGGCTTCGTCAAGCATCTGATAGAGGGACAAGCTCAACGGGTCAACGCCCTCGACAGGATGGGGATACAGCACAATGCGTTTGCCGTCCGGCGTCACCGCGCCATACTTACGCAAATACGTAAACGCATCTTCTGCCGTGCGGAACTCACCGCCGCCCTCGACGATGAAGACCGTCTCATCGGATGACAGCAACCTAAGGTATTCCCGCAACGCCGCAAGGCGGATATCAAAATTTTTCTTCATCGCTGTTCCTGCTCCCTTCGCCATGCTTCAAGCTCGTCAAGCTGCCTCATGATGTCTGTGATCTCCGTGTACTTCACCGTCTGCCGTAAAATCTCTGCCGCGGCACTCACGCGGGTCTGTGCGGGCGCGTCTGCATCCTGCATGATCGTTGCCAGCGTATCCGCCGCGGCGTGCGCCCGCTCCTGCAACACATTTCGCGCCGCTTCGGTTCGTTCTCGGCGTGCTTCGTTATACTTCTGCATGAACTCAGGATCACGCTTTCGGCGATAAATCGTCTGCTCGTTGATCTCGAGCTTTGCCGCCGCGCTCCGCACTGTCGCGGAGATCAACAGCGCTTCAATAATGGTCTCATCTCTGATTTTCTTTGACAAAGTTTGAAAAGCCCCCTTTCCGGCTTTGTTTTTTCTGACGTTGCATCGTTCTTTCAGCGGTAAAATTCCACTAACGGCTTTCGAATGCGCGGATGCCGCAAGACTCGCAGCGCTTCCCGCCTCAACTTTGGGTCTGGCTTTCGTCCGAACCAGAATTCACCGATGATCGCATCGCGCTGCGCATCCGGCAGTTGTGCAAGTGCCGCTTGCACAGCCTGTTGAAAATCCCGCTGTTCGACGTCCTCAAAGGCTTCTGCCGCCGCTTCATCTGAGATTGTGTCACCAAGCGTCAGGTCGCTGTCCTCGTCGCCTATCGGCTCGTCCATCGACCGGCAAACAGTGTTGATGGGGTCACATCGCGTCCGCTGTGTTCGCTGCCCGCAGGCTTCTGTGAACTCCGCCTTGAGCTTAATGCCGTACAGCGTGAGAAATTCACCCTTGTTCACATCCCATGTCGGCAGCGTGTCCATGAGGGAGATAAAGGCCACTTGCAGAAGGTCGCTTTCCTCGACACCTGCGCGGCCTTCCATTGCCCGCACCCACCTCAAGGTCTGCTGCCACGCGAAGCGTTCAACCGCCGCCCAAAGGCTTAGAATGTCCGCCTTGCCAGCCTGTACCGCTGCTGCAATTTCGCTTGTTCGCTTATCATGTGCGTCAAGTGGTTTTGCTTGCATATCCGCTCCTCCTGTGGTAAAATCAGAATCGACAATTCGAATTCACCACAAGAGCGGTCCTCCCCGATTTGGGGAGGGCTTTTTTCATACGTGTATGAGAACCGCGCCGCTATCGCTCACATCCTCGATGGGGCCGCTGTTGATCGTGGCCATCGCGTGGACTTCACGGTCGCCGTTACTCAGCTCGACGAGCGCGAGGCAGGCGACAGGGTATGTCTTGCCGTCCTCGAATGCGTAAAGCATATTTGCAGGGGCAGGGATGATCTGGATGATCTTGTCTTCGTTCATGGTTCTTGTCCTTTCTCAGTATTAAAGTCTGAAATGATTGTTTAGCGCCCGTTCGAATTTATCACGGTCATCGACGGGCAGGTGCGGGATAAGCAGGCGTTGCAGTTCATCACGCTGACGGTAGCGGTCACGCTCACAGCGCGCGGGCTTGGTTGATTTTAGAATGCTGTACGCTTCCAAGATAGTCATAAATCCTCCGCCATAAAATTTGAATTTTGACCATCTTTTCTTTCTTCTCTCCTCCGATATTCATGTGCCACCCTCCAAAAATCCGCCCCGGCGTTTTTTCTCTGGCTCGCGGTACGGCTCCGAAAGCTCGGTGAATTTTTGATGTGCGCCGTCAAAGGTCATCTGCACAACACCCTGCCGCCCGCGGCGGTTTTTGGCAACAGAAACCCCGATTGTACCAGAATCGTCAATGCGCCAGAGAAACAGCACCTTCGAGCCGTTTTGCTCCAACTCCCCCGAATCCCTCAGGGAAAGCAGCGTCGGGCGATCTGTATCGTTGACACCTCGATTGAGCTGTGCTGCTGCGACGATGGGGATTTGCAGCTCGGAAGCAAGGTTTTTTAAGTCGCGGCTGATCTGTCCGAGCTCAAGATTTCGACTGTCTGCACGGTGGTCGGCCTGCATCAGGCCGAGATAGTCGATGACGATCAAGTGCAGATTTTGAATGGTCGCCGCCGCACCTCGAATTTTGCTCACTGTCACGGCTGGCTTGTCCCAAAAATGAAGCGACAAACGTTCCAGCCGATTCGACACGGCTGCAATATCCGTCCACGTCTCATCGTTCAGGTCGCGGTCGATCAGGTTATCCATTGTCGCCATACTGCGGCGCGCAAGTAAGCGCTCGGTCAGTTCAGACGCGCTCATTTCCAGCGAAACGAAAAGCGTTTCGTTCCCGGCTCTGGCTGCGCTTTCTGCGATATCAAGCAAGAACGCAGATTTGCCGACACCCGGACGAGCACCGACGATGATGAGTTGTCCGCCCTCGAAACCCTTCAAGACGCTATCCAGCTTTGGGAACCCCGTATCGATACGGGACTGCTCCGGTGCTGAAAGGCTCCGCAAGGTCTCTGTAAGAGCCTGCGAGACACTTTTCAGCCGTCCGCCCGCATTGTCAAGGAGATGTGCCTTACAGAGTTCGGCAATCGCTGTCGCCGGATTCTCTTCATCGAGCGCCGCAAGCACACCATCGCGCAACCGCTTTTCCGCTGCGTGTTTATGTAGCAGGCGGGCATATTCCTCCGCGTTTGCGAGTGTTGGCGTTAGGTCGATACAATCGGCAAGAAACTGCCGGGGATCATCCACAAGACCACGGAGACCATCGGCGGCAATGTTGGCGTCAAATGCCTTGCCGCACGATGCTGCGCTATCCGCAGCGTCAAAGACCATAGCGCAGGCGGAAATAGAGAAGTCCTCGACGCTCACGATCTGCCGAAGTTGTAAGACTCTTTTTGGTTCAAGACAGACCGTTGCGGCCAGTGAGTATTCAAGAGCGGAGGTATCCTGCATCACGTTTCGCCTCCCATCTTCGCCAAGAGTTGAGTAAACTGCTTCCTAAATTTGCCTCCCGACAAAATGTTGCGTTGCCAGAATGAATCGGACTGCGAAAACTGCAAGACTTCGTTGATACTTTCCCAGTCGTGCTTGTCCAGCCGGTTACATTTGTCAAAGTCCGCCGCCCAGCTTTGCAAGGTGGCTTCTGAATGCGGCGTGCAGCTTGGCAAACGCTCTTCGATTTGATCGGCGAGCCAACGAGCAGCCCGATACGGAAGAGACCCATGCTCAAAAGTCGGCTTTGTTTTCGTCGAGCCGTTAGGCGAGACAAGAGAAGTAGTCTTAGTCTCGTTCTTATTATGGGGTACGTTTTCAGGTACGGAAACAGGTACACTTTCAGGTACGGAAACAGTAACGTTTTCGGTAACAAAATGTGACCGTTTCACCAGATAGTAACGATTTGGGCTTCCCTTTTTGCCCTTTTGGAATTCTATGAATCCAGTTTCCACTAACTTGTCTCTTGCACGAACAACTGCTTGTTTCGATTCGACACCAATCATAAGCATCATTCGCAGGTTATCTACTTGTACATACTCCGGCCATCCTGCCCTATTGAAGACGTTCAGCAATTTGAAGTACATCAACTGTGAGCCACCCGGCAGATTGCCACTTTCGAGCCAACGGTTGAAGTCGTTGAGGTAATCGATGTAAGTCATCCGTGTTATTGCTCCTGTTCTCTCACCCACGCTTTGAGATCATCGACAAGAACGCGAGTGCACCCACCAAGTTTGACGACAGGAAAGCCCTCTGTTTTTGCCAGAGCATAAACCGTCGGCCGGCTTACACCCAGCAAACGCGCCGCTTCGGCCATTGTGA